GCCATTGGCCCACGAGCCATACGACCTTTGGTTGCCGCACCGCTACCACGGACTTCAATGCCGCTGGTCTTGATGTCATCAGCATTGGGGTTTCCCAAGCTCACACGCATGGCGCTGGTACGGGGGCTTACCTTGTCAGCAGACAATGTGTTTGGGTCTGTGGCTTTGCTTTTCTGATTTATGTTCATGCTCTTCCCTTTCATGGTGTGAGGAGGCGCATACACAGATGCATCGCCAACCTCTTTGCCCATCATTTTTTTGCTGAATCCCATATCAGCCCCCACGACCAGAACGCTTCTGGTTCATTACACGAGCCATATTCCGACCAACAGCCTTCATGGCTTTGCCAGAAACGCCGTGTTTGGCTTTGCCGCCCACCATTGAAGGAACCTTTGGGCCGTCAATCCCAAGTTGTTTACCGACTGTTTTGCCTTTTTTGGCAACTCCGTCAAATCCAGCCATGATGTTTCTCCTTATACCTGTACTGTAACGCTGTTTAAACTTGCTGTGGCAATCAAATCATTGGGAGTTAACCCATTGTCATTTGCCCTAGCCCCTCCAATAGGATTCCAGCCCCACTGAAAAACTCTGCTACCACCATCTGGACTTCCGCCAGCCAACTGCTCAGTCCCGTTGCCGGGAATGACTTGCAAGCCGTTTAAACCTGACGAGTAGTAGCTTAGGTCTGGCCTTGGGTTGCGGACACCTTGCGGGTCGTTTACTGGATACATACCCAATTGCAACTGAGGCTGATCCGGCTCCCAGCATTCTGGGCAAACCAAGATATTTGCAATCTTGGTTTTGATCGTCAGTTTCTTCAACTGTTTCAACATATACCGCTGACCACAACGGTCGCATTCCGCAATGGAATACTTGCCAGAGGCAAACGGATTAGGCATAGAACAAATTCCTTGGAACGTATCTGTCTGAAGCTTTGTCTCGGTCTTCTGTCGAAGCAAGATACCACTGCTCCTCGTACTCACTCTTCAAGAAGTCACGAACATTCATGGCTTGAGGAATCTTTTGCGACAGGTAGAAGGCCAAGCCAGCCACCATGCAGGGAATGAATCGAAATGGAATGTCTTGGTACACCTGACCAGAAGTGCCAGAATCTTGAATGCGGCGCAAGCGGTAGTACGCAAAAATATACGGGCCACCGCCGTCACCTGTTGGGTAGACATTGATGTTTGGTAGGTTTTGAACCGTCAAGCTTGCCCCGCTCAAATGAGATGCGGCAGTTGTTCCGTTTTGACCACGAGCGCAGTTGATGAGTTGATTCCCATCCACAGATTGGTAGTAGATGGTTTCGTTGTCAATCAACACAAAGCCATTGGTCGTCAACTCGTAAATGTTGTTTACCGTGATGGTGGTGTCGGTTGCAGAGATTGTGCCGTTTAAAGTGGCTGTGGTGGCGTTGGACTGCCCTGATTGGCGGTTGATCCACACCTGAATGGGTCTGCCCTGCGCCAGCTTGTTTGGAATCGTCATGTAGGTCGATTCGCTGATGCGGGTGATGTTGATGTCAGACTGTTGAGGTGTACCGTTTCCGGTACGGGTTACCGTGTCCAAGAGGTCAATTGTGTCCACGGGGATGGGGTAGCAAGCCTGTCCAGTGACAATGGGTATGAAGCCTTGCTCAATTGTCCAAAGGTTGATGCCACGGTTTGCCCACTCAATGGTCATAATGTTTAACGACCGTCTAGCTGTCCTCATGTCATAGCCAGTCTTCATTTCCTGACCGCAACGCTCATACGCCTCTTCAATCAAATTGACGAGGTCAAGATTAAACGATGCTGATCCGCTGGTGGTAGACATTATCTAAATCCCGCTGTTTTCTTTGCAATACTCTTTGGCTGGGCAACAAATTGTTTCCCCGCCTTCTTTCCCGCCCTCTTTGCACGGGTTGTAGCGGCATACTCTGACGCTGACAATGATTTGATTGCCGCCTCTGGCAGATAGCGTTCGCCTGTTTTTGACGAAGGCTTTCCTGACTTGGTTCGCCATTTCTGGTCGCCCCAGTCTTTCAAAGACTTTTGTGGCGCTTTCAATCTTTGTATCCCCCGCCAGCGGCTTTGTACTTCTTGGCAACAAGCTGTGCTTTACGGGCTGACCATTGACCAGCCCCAGTGCCTTGGGTTGCCGCCGCCTTGACTTGAGAAACAATCCGTTTGCGCAAGCTGGGCTTGGTGTAATTACCTGCGGCGTTTACACCTCCACCCTCTTTGAACTGTTTAAACGCAGTGTCATCCCGCCGAGCTTTACGCTTGGCTACAGGCATCTTGGAGGGGGCTATTGCCCCCATTCCACGACTAGCAAGCACCTTTGCCTCCGTACATACCGCCAGACTTCATCTTGGAGATCATGCCTTTGGTCTTGCCACGAATAGCACAACCGTTTTAGATGCTGGCTTTGCCTTGTCTGCGCCCGGTCTTGCATTCATTAAGGGGTCTTTGGCATCCCTCTTGTCTTGAGCGGCTTTCTTCTTGGCGGCGGCTTGAGCGGCACGAGCTTCTGCGGCGGCGGCTCTGCCTTCTACCTGTGCAATTTTGTCCATTGCCTTTGGGCCACCAGCCCAAGCAGAAGGGTTCATCACAGCTTCTTTTCTGCCGGGCATAGCCACATTGCGCACTTCTTCCATGTTCTTTAAACGCTGTCCTGCGGCGCTCAAAACTTCTTTTCCAGCCGATTTGGTTTTTTCAGCAAGTTGCAATGGATTGCGACTGGTCATGTTGGCTAAATTTTTTGCACCTGCGGCAACCGCTTTAGCGCCAAGTGAAGGCAAATTAAGAAGCTGTTCTGGGTAAACACCTTCAAGCGCCTGAGACTCCGCACCTCCATGTTGCGCCGGTCTTCTTGTGACTTTTGAATTTTGTTTGCGGCTTTTACAAACTTGTTTTCTTTTGACTCTGGCAACTGAGTGTATTCAGGAGCAGAAGGACGCTCACCAGCCAAGGCACGGCGGACATCAGCATTGATGTTGTTCATATACGCAGAACCAGCATCACGATCCCGCATAGCCTTGCGGAAGATTTCTTCCCCCTCTCCCTCAACAAGGCTACCGTCAGTTTCGCCAGCGTAGCGTTTGATTTTGCCGCCGCCCTTGAATGTTTTCATTTTTTTAGCCATGATTTCCCTTTAACAGGCTTTGCCGCCCATGCTCATTTTGACCATCTTGCCTTTGGTGTGACCTTTGGCTTGAACTGTATGTTCACCGTGAGGGCGCTTGCCACCTGATGTGACTTTGCCCATTGGAGTGGCGATCATGCCACCTTTGGCAAACTTCATAGGGGCTTTGCCCATCATTTGCTTCATGGAAGCGCCGCCTTCTTTGAATTTCTTGCCCATATCTGCTTTCATAAAATCTTCTCCAACTGATTGAGGAACTTTTAGCCGCTTTGCGGCTGACGGATTGTTGGCTACCAGAGCCATCAAATTGTGTTGCTTTTTACTTTGGCTGGGCATCATCTGCCGCCTTGAATAAGCTGGTCAATTTTTTCTTCAAGGCGGTTAAAGCGTTGATCAATGTGGTCTGTAAGTCTTTGCACTTCTGCTTTAGTTGCTGTATCACGAGCGATTTCCTCACGAGTTATGTTTAACAGGCGCTCAATGCGCTTTACATCTTCAAGCTTCTCACGAACAAAAAACCACAATGCACCAGTAACAAGAGACAAACCCAAAGACCAAATGGTGTTCATGTCCATTACACAAACCTACCCTTCGTCTTGCCTTTGATGGCACAGCCATCTGCGCGACTAGAGGCACTAGAGACTTTACCGCCTTTGGCTTTTTTAACGGAATTATTTAATGCTTTCTCGTACTCTGCACGAGCAGTTGTTCTTGCCGGGCCTTTATCCGGAAGACCTGATGGACGACCCGGTTCATACGCGCCCCTCTCACCCATTGTAAGAGGAATGTCATATGTGGCCATACCTTTCGGTTGTGACATTTTTGTAGCAATACCTGCTGATGCCCTGTATTGCTTGACGGCTTCGGCATTTTCTGGCGTTCCCGCCGGAAATCCAACATCAGCCATTCTTTTCTCAAGCGCCTCATAAGACATTTTATTTTTTGCCATTTTTTACCTCAACACTTCCAAGCCCGAAGGCTTTTGTTAATCCTCGAATTTGGATCCTTGGCAGTTTTTTCGCTCGTCAATTTCTTCTTCATCCCTTCCATACGGGCGCAGAAGGAGTCGCGGCGTTTGCCGCCTTCTGGTTGTGGGCGCTTCAGATTCATCCCTTGAGCCTTCGCCGAAGCTCTCCCTTTGGCGTTTAAACCGCCCTTGGGATTCTTGCCCTCTGCTCTTTGCCATGCTGGGGATTTAGCCATTGACCACCTTCTTTTCTTCCTCTATGGGGCGAAGCATTGGGTACAGGTAATCCTCGCCAAAAGAGCCTTCAAACTCATGGATGCCCATGTGTCCAAGCTTGATGGTGGGATCAATCCAAACCTCAAATCCAGCCTCTCTGGCACGGTCGCAGAAGGTGTAATCCTCCCCAACGTAACCCTCTGGGGTGGACTTGAAA